AGATGACTGTGTTATAAATGGGATATTTACATGGCCTAAATCGTTATTTTCACCCCAAACCGACAGTACGCTAGGATCGTTGTGTTGTTCTGGTTTGTACGCGGTATCCAAACTGAAGACTACCCGCGAAATTTCCCCGGGTAAGGTACGATAGCGCTGCGGCCACTTACGCTTGAAGATCGAGCCTTCGGCTGGCTTCGGTCGCTGCTGATAGAGCGATTCCCAATTACGGGAGCCTTGCGAGCGCTTTTCTTGCGCCCAATGTTCGGGGGTAAACCAATCTGTCCAAAGGTATTCGCCAATCTGGCGGCCTAGAGGGTCATCATCACGCTCGCACTCCGCTTGCAAGCAGATAACCAGCCAGCGCTCACCGTCTTTAGCGGTAATATGCCCGCTTTCCCCATCCCAATCATCCGGCAGAATGCGGCCAGCTAAGTCATCTTCATGCCAGCGCGTTTGTATAAGTAAGATGCGTCCGCCGGGCTTGAGTCGTGTTCTTAGGTCTGCGCTGTAGGCTTCCCATGTTTTATCGCGGATGGTTTGGCTATCGGCGTCCTCTCGACCTTTGACCGGGTCATCGATAACCAGCAAGTCAGCTCGGTTCCCGGTGATACCGGAAAGTATGCCGCCGCTCATGTAACCAGCACCATTTTCTAACGACCAGAAATCAAGCGCTTGGTTATCTGCGGTTAACTGTGAACTAAAAACCTCTTTGAACTTGCCCGACTTCGCAATTTGTCTGACTTTGCGCGAGAACTTCTGTGATAACGTCGAGCCGTAGCTGGTACTGATCACATTTTTGTTAGGGTTTCGCCCCATAAACCATGGCGGGAATACGACAGTGCCATACGTCGACTTAGCCGAGCCCGGCGGCATCATGACCATAACGCGACGCTCTTCACCGCTTTCGAGCTTCATCATAGCGTCGTTGATAAGCTCATGGTGTTCGGCGGGGGTTACTGAATCAGGGTAGAACTCGTCACAGTCAGCATCGTCATTTACTGGTACGCCAGGCACGTCGATATAGCGGGCAAACGCATTTAGGTCATTACGCGCCCGTTCTCTTAATTTCTGCTCAAGCAACTCTAAGAGTTCGCGTTTGGCCTGCAACGTCATTTATCCAGTTTTTGAAGCAACTCTGCGATACGTTGGTCAAGTTCAGGCTCAGACATCGCCTGATAAGGCTTGTCGCCTTCGGGGTTGGTCGGCGCGACTTTGGTTGGTGCATCCAGTCCCAGCAGCTTACAGCGTCGCTCTACGGTGCTCAGGATGACATTCATATAGCGCGGGTCACCGGTTTGGCCGCCGGTTTCTTCCTTGTCGATTTCCCCTTGAGCAGTCTCACCAACCGTATGCTTGTAGTAGTCTTCACACGACCGTTCCCACTCGCGCCACGCGGCCGCCTCAATTAAATCAAGACGGGCTAGCTGCTCTGCGCGGTGAGCATCAAAATCACGAACCGCACTGTTGCGCCAGCGTTTACGGACTTCACGCAGATCGTAGTTGACCATATTGATACTCGCACCCAGCTCGTCAGCGATATCGGCCATCGTGCGGCCTTTCAGGTACATTTCTGCAACGATGGCTTGGTCTTTGATAACTTGGTCAGGTTTACGGCGTGGTTTGGCCATTGTTAGCCTCTAACCCTGTTGACGAGTTGCTTGACGGTGGCTCCCATCTTGGGGCCTTTGTGCTTGCTGAATGCATCAAGTGTGCGAAAGCCCATGTAACCCAGTGCTGGCGAATAAAGCGCACAAGCCAATGCCATGTCAGCACCCGCACCGATATCGAACGCTGCTAACAGTTCAAACACGAGCACATAGATTGTTCCCGCGTAAAACGACTGACGAGCCATTTTTGGTCGCGTGTGACGAACGTATTCATCCTCAGCGTTATCACCATTGCGAATGGTTTCTTGCTGTTGTTCGTGCTGGTGTTGCTTATCAGTGATAGCCAACCGAGCCTGTTCGAACTGGAGCTGGCGCAACTGCATACGCTCTTGGGCTTCCATTTCCTGAATTCGTAATAATGCGTTCGGATCTGCTTGTAGTTTTTTCAGCACGGCTTCGGCATTGTCCTCGACACCTAACCAGCTCGCGACCAGACTACCGACAGCACCGCCGGCGGGGCCACCTAGCAAACTACCGACAACCGGTGCCGCCCCGCCGATGACCTCTTTAACTTTATCCCAGCTCATACCGTCACCAGTTCAAAGTGTGGACCGTCTAAAAAACGCTCGTCATCGCTTCGGCCATTACGATTCCAATCACCACCCCAGCGCATGTTAACGCCCAGCTCACGAGCAGAATTTAGCATGACATCGGCTAACCGCTTAAACACATCAAAGTCATTCCACGGAATATCGCCATTAACCCACGGCCAGAGGTCGACGGCATGGCTAAAACCATCATCTTGCGGTAGGTGTTTACTGTTCATCGTCTTCGATACACCCTGACGAACGTTCTCGCGCTGCTCTTCTAGCGTTCGTACTCCGGCGCCAACGATGAAATCAATCTCACTGGTCTGTATCGCGCGCATGACAACAATACATAGTTGCGGATGGACCTGCTTTAACCGAGATAAACTGGTTTGACTGAGCTTAAAGACCATTATTCAATCTCCTTGCCACGATAGTGTTTACCGGTCAGTTGGCCGTTTAAGCCAATCAGCGTGCGTTCAACGTCGATAAAAGCGGTCTTCATGGCAGCCAATACAGCGGATAGCATGAAGCTAGTTTTCTTGTGGTTAGAGTCGGCTATCTCGCTATCCTGCAACGTCGCAATGGTGTGCGTAATGTAGCTCAGTGATACACGGTTCCAATCGCGGAAACGCTCAATAACGATGTCGGGAATGCCTTGCTCGCGAAATCTCGATTCGTATTCGGTAACAGCAATCGACAGCACTAACGTTGCGTGACGCTGCCATTCGGCATTCGATGAATCTGCGGATAACTCGGCTAGTCGGCTCTCAAGCTCGACTGATATCGTGCGAACTAGAATCTTAAGCATATCGCGGTACATGTGAGTGCGTACCGGGTAGCGGGTCGGAAATGGTAATTGGTCGATACCGAGGTTTAGCCAATACGTACTTACGCTAAATAAACGGTGCTCAGTCAGCTCTTTGCGATGGTGAAACTGTAACTCTGATGCGTCTTTGTTAGCGAGGTAACGGTCTAGCAGTCGCCCGAGAACTTGATGGCTGAAAACGGCAAAGATGGTGCCGATGACGGCTGGCCAACCATATTGGGCGGCAACGTTGGCCAGCACTTGAGCGTCAGGTGTTGTAATCATAGGTCTCGCGCAAAATATCTTTTATCCGACGGGTAGATAGGCGATATTTTGCGGCGAGGGCTTCGAGTGTGACACCCGTGTTTTTTCCATCACGCCGGATAGCGATATTACGTTTCATGCGTTTTAGCTTGGTTGGAATGTAAATATCGAAGCTACCGTACTCGTCAGTCAGCGCTTGAGCGGCGCCCTGTCCGATAACCTCGACCAATTCTGGCTGTGGTGTTACATGAATATGAATATACGTACCACCCCACGCATCTTCTAGTTTTAGCAAGCCCGCTTCACCAACAATCGCAATCAACTCGCGCTCCCAAACGCTATTCGTAACAATTGCCATACTATGTCTCTCCCATCGGTTCGATAATGACTTGAACACGCCCGGGCTTTGCTACCGCTGAGCGAATAACGGTTAAATGGTCAATCTGTGAATCGTCTTCATAAACGCCAGCATGGGTCATAACATCCAACAGTGCTTTATTGAAGTTATCCAAATCGCGGCGCTGATTGGTTGGCGGGTGCAGTGTAATTGTGACTCTCAGGCTGTGACTAAGCTTATGGCAGACTCGTTGCTGTTTGAGTAGCCAATAACACTCGTCACGGAACTTGCGGCCACGTTGGCTGATTTTCGTCATCTGACGATTACCGACACGTACATTGCGGTAGTACGTATTGGTGCTCGGTGGAAACGGTAGTTCGATAGTGATCATGCCGCCTCACTATCAGGTTTTGGTTTCGCCTCGCCGTTTTGAATGCGCAGGTAAATCTCTTCACGGTACACGGCCACATCATCCGGTGCACTGATACCCAGCCGCACCTGGTCGCCTCGTACGCCAAGCACGGTGACGACGATATCATCGCCAAAGAAAATACGTTGTCCGGGGTTTCTGGTCAGGCATAGCATGGTTGTTTCCTCATAGTTTTAAATGGCTGTCCTCATTTCGCGCTTCGACAGCGAGGACTACTGCCGGTAGTGCATGGTGCGCTTACACGTTATTCAGGATGCATCCCGGTCATTTGTTCCACCGTCGATGACGTTCGAGGTGTCACTGCTGCCTGCAATCCCGGGTCCTAGCCGCGACGTGTCCACGCGGCCCCTTACGTTGGTTAATCGTTTACCGCGTGTCGCGGCAAGCACTCGTTTAGCTTCCTCAGGTGATAACGTCTGATAACCCAGTTGTTCGTACATGGGGCGGTCATCAGTTCGCGCGGCTTCGATGCTAGGTTTGTGGCTGGGTAACTCACCGTTGATAGCCAGCTCCAGCAAACGTTGATATTCCCGTTCACAGTTTTGTCGCCATAAACGCTCTGAGAGCTGATAAATCTCGTAACCAATGCGGTCATTCATGTGCCGACAAATATCGTGGCTGTATGGGTATGGCGTTTTGCTATGGCGCCAGGTGGTACGAGCCTGACGCACCTCATGAACTGCAATGTTCAAGTCAGGAATTCCGAGTTCATCGGCTGATGGCTTGCACAAGTAAACGAATTCAGTTGGGTTAGGCGTAAAGCGGTCTTTCGCTGCACGCTCTTTAACGCGCTCAATGCCACGTGATAACCCCTGATGGCCGACACGGTGTTTAATGAGCTGTCGAGCGTATTCGCGCATAACCGCATCGGCGTGTTCTCCAAAGCGCGAGGCGAAGTCGACACAGTACAAGCCGAATACAGGTTTCAGCCTAGCGTTCAAAATCGTCAAAAGCTGTTCCACTCGCGAACTCAAATCCGTGTCTAGCGAGCCGCTCGCTGGCTTCCTCGGACTCCCGTAAGAGTTTTGCTGTTGCATTTTCAGGACGCTGGTTGCCGCCAGCGCCTGAACGTTGTGTGGTTGATTTGCCATACGCTTTCTCCCGACCGCACCATGCGCGCCAATCAGCGAGCCAGTCGCCCATCGGTTTTACGGTGTTGCGGTTTGTTTTGTGAAATCGAAATGCTTCAAAGACACCCTGCAGCCGATCAGGGTCGAGTTGTAAACCGGTTAGTCGTGCCGTTGATAAAAATTGATTGGACCAATTGAGATCTTGGCCGCTGAGAGATTGGCCATTTCGTCGAACCTCGCGCGCACGCGCGTCTTGATAGATCTTTATATCGGAAGGATCAGATGTGTGGCGATCATGCTGTGGCGCTCCTATGGCGCTCATGGTGTCGCTAGATGCCGTATTTACTGGGTTTGACCGTGGCAGTGCTTCCGTGGCGCTCATGTGGCGCTCCTCATTTGGACGGATCGCCCCTGTCGAAGCCAAAACAAGCCGAAAAATCATGCTTTCGCCGATTCTTTTAGTGTGTAGTGGCTCTATCCATCCATAGCGCTCAAGCTTTTGCAGCAGACGTTTTATCTGGTCCTTAGTCGGGCTGCTAGCTTGTGCCTTTGAACCTCGCTCAGGTTTGTATTCCAAATGCTCACGGATAGCCTGATACGATATCTTACGCTTCAAGCCAACAATACCAGTGCCATAGTCCATGTGCATTCGCAAATAGAGGTATAAGGTTCTCTCGCGGTCGCTAATATGACTGTCTTCGAACAGCGCCGCGTATTCCTTTTGGTTCATGCGGACGCGCCGTTGCTCACGATATTATCGATTTGCTTTGTAATGCACATGGCCGTCTCGATAACATCCATCAGCTCTTTACGCGCCAGCATCACTTCTTTAATTGGCATCTGGTCGATACCAACATTCGTCAGCACCTTACTTAGCTGGTGGATAGCCTCGCCGCTTTCGCGCACAAACGCGCCTAGGTCGGCCAACTCGCGATTACTGGATAGTTCAGAATGCGGTACTGCAATGACGCCGTAACGTTCACACAAGTGCGCTCTGCATTCAGTACGTTCGGTTTCCGGCAGCGCTTCGACCAGTGCTTCTTCAAGCTCCGACGGTATCGGCTGCGGTCGTTCATCCAACGGCGTATTAACCAAGCGCGAAATACGCTTTTGCGCGGCCATCAAGCCGTTAACCGTATTAAGGTCGAATGCTTTCAACTCTCGCGCATGCTCCGGCACCGTTGCGTTGTAATGCTGAACGACCTGCTCTACGTAGGTTTTAAATAACAGCCCTCGCCGATTCAGCGCCTTTGCTACAAAGTATCTGATCGCTTGAGGACGACTTAGCACGTGTCCATCCACGGACGTATTATGCTGCCGCATCTGTCTCTATCCTTTGGTTGAAGGGTTGATTGGTGTACTCGGTATCCACAGACAGTTTGCCGCCTGTCCTGACTTGGAGCTCAAACTGAACCCCGCGTGGAATGCGTTTCCATTGGCTTACAGCGCCTTCAGTCTTGCCTAGAACGGCGGCGAGATTGCGCTGGGAACCGAAATATTTTATCGCTTCGATTTTTGTCATGACGAAACTATAGTTTTATAAAGTTTCAGGATCAACAAAAATTTTTATTGAAAGGAATTTAAAGTTGAAAAGCTGTAATTTGCTTTACACGAAATGTTCGGTGGACTTTATGAGCAAAAAAGCAGCTATAGGCGACAGAATCAGACATGCGCGACTTATGCAGTCTCTAACCCAAGGAGAGCTCGCAAAAAAAGTAGGCGTAACCTTAGCAAGCGTTTCTCAATGGGAGTTGGGCACGAATACTCCTCGCCCACCTAAAGTGAAGAAGCTGGCAGAACAACTGAAAGTTGATATCGAGTGGCTGTATACGGGAGTTACCCCTGGAACAGAAGTTCAAGAACCTGCCGCAGCATATAACGTTCAACCGGCAATGACTCAGGTACGCGCCCTAGTCGATGACGCTGATGCTGAACTCCGCTATATAGCGAACAGTCAGGTTAAAAGCGCCGCCTTAGATGCTAGCTCCCTTGCCTATCTCGATGCGCCAGACGATTCAATGGTACCGAGCATTAACCGCGGTGACATGCTCATCGTGGATACATCCGATAAAATAATAAAAGACAGCAAGATCTACGTCATCCAGTACGGCTCAAGCCTACGGGTTAGACGGCTATTTAGCAGGATCAACGGGCTACTATTGCGTTCCGATAACACGGACGTGTCGCCCGATGAAATTTTACCCCCGAATGAGCAGGACGCCATTGAAGTGGTTGGCCGTGTAGTACTGCGGGTTGGGATGTTATAAACAACTATCAATCACTTAATCTAAAAGGATTTTTTTGATGGCAACCGTTCAGGAAATTAAAGATGTATCAGTTAAATTTGCAATCGCATTTGAATTTGAACGCAACACTTCAAAAAATAACGGGGCTGCGAAGTGGAAGGTAAATAATGGGCTTCCATGGAATGTAAATGACCCGGCGTCAAGAAAGTTCGCCTTAGATCTAGACAACTCCTTTAACGCTAGGACTAAAACATATACTCACCTAAGTCCAAGCGCTTCAGATAAGGTTTCTTTAGCGGGTCGCCTTGAAAAAATAAAAAATATAGCTTCCCCTAATAATTCTCAGTACAGCAAAGAAATGACTGAATTTGTGAGAAACCGTCTGAAGAATGAATTCGAAAAATCGCAGCTCGCAAGTAAATTTATTGTTACGGTAGTGTTATATGAAACGTACATAATTAAAAATCAGGTTAAGCAAAATAATACAGTTAAAGAAACTCTAAATATTTCAATGATAAGAGCATCTGAAGCACTTCAGTTTGATTCAAATTATCGCATTACAAAAATCCCAGCTATAGATTTTTCAAATCTTTTACAATCTTCCAGAATAGATGTGGGAATATTCACTAGTAATCTGAAAAATAAGTCAAAAGATCCTCGTAGCGATATGAGTTTTATTGCAGGAAAGGGAGATATTAGAGATTACTTTTTTAGAGGATTAGGTGCTCAAGATTTTATTAAAAATAGTGTGGCTGCTGATAATTTTCTAAATGGATTAAATAGCTTCCTATTATCGGTCGGATTAGGCCGTCAAGAAAAAAATAGCATTAAGGATAACGTGCATTCGTATTTGTCCAACCCTAAATTTAAAGATGGGGCTATGCTTGAAGATGTGGAGAAGCTTCTCGACTCTCATATACCAGACTCTCTTAAAAAACATAAAGGTACTTTTATAAGTTACCTCGCTAATAATGATTACCCGGTAAACGAAAAAATTGTATTTTCCACCTCTCAACGTGATCGTCTCATCTGGATAGATATTGAAATAAGTGACTTGAAAATGCGGTTTCGATCAGAAGACGTCGGTCCTAAGAATTCAAATGCAAAATTGAAGTACGATGCGACGAGTGATACTCTTAGCTTTGAAGAAAAGATAACTGATCCAGATACGCGAGATGCGATAAAAAGAGCATTAGGTAAATGAGAGAATGTAGAAACAGCGAGTTGCGGAATTTATTTTCGTCATCTGACGCAGTTTATTGCTTTGGCAAAATATTTTATTTTTTATGCAAATCCTCTATTAACTTAGAAGATGAAAATTTAACAAAATTTGAAGTTGAACTGGAAAAAACTGGTATACCTTCTCAGCACCAAAGCAAAGTCTCTCACAAATTAGAAAATTTTATAATATATTCTTATGATCGCTATGAAAATGATGAAATAGTATATGATATTGATGCTCTTCTTAATGCAAAGCTACCATCATTTATTAATAAAGATAATGGCTCTTATCAAAAAAATATTGATGAAATAATAATTATAGAAAGAGACAAAGAAAACGAATATATCGTTCAACTAACTAATCACGATAATTCATTTTTTGAAGACTTATTGTCTTTTTTTAATCTTTTGAGAGGCTTGTCTTCTTATGTATCTCAAGAAGGATCAAAGTTTTTATTCTGGATTAGCTCGGTTGAAACTAGCGGAAAGTCAGTAGATAAAATAATTAATTTTCATTTCGATGCTGACTCTATACGCGAATTACCAAAAAAGTTAGTAAACTTTCGCTTTCCGATATTTGACAGTAGCTCCTTACATGAACATGAAAAAATCGTATTATTCAAACGATCTCTTCTCAATAAAATCGACGCGATTGAGAGCCCATCAGCTAGTGATATTTTAAGACTATCTGACGACATACAGAGTGGCTATGACAAAGAATATTCCGCATACATATCTAAATTTGGCTTAGATAAATCTCTGAATGAATTGCACGACAAATCTATAGATATAATAGGTAAAATATCAGACACAATTCAAAGCACAGCGCTCAAGCTATTAGTTGTTCCGGCAACTATGCTTGCAACAATATTTATGAGGCAAAGTAGTTTAAATAGTTATGATCCAAAAATTATTTTCATAGTAATAGTTGTAATGATTTTAGTTTTGATACTTCACAGCGAAACAAAACTATATATAGATAAACTTGAAGAAAACGGGCAAAGCTTATTGGATAGCATTATAAATTTAAATGCGGGGGCAAATCATCATGCGGTTCAAAACTCTCAAATTGAAGTAAAAGAATCTTTAGAATCTGTTGCAGATAAAACTAGATTCCGAGTTAATATTTATAAATGGGGTTCCATTGGTGTTTTGCTAATTTGGTTACTTATAATTTACTTTAAGCCGTCAACCGATTTTGTGTTAGAATTTTATAATTCAATTTCCAATTATACCTCCGACTTTTTCATTAAAAACTTTAAATAAATTCAGTTTTATATAAATAGAAAAATTAAATTTTCCAACCTAGCATATTGAATAACCTTTCAGTTACTGACTTATAATTACTTATAACTTTATCCCCCCTCATAGAATCATAACCAGATTTCGCTCGTAGCTTATCAAAAAGGCTAATAATAAAGTCTCTCTCCATCTTCAATGACATAATCAAAGTCCCATAGAGTTTTATGATGCTAGATTTGTCAGGGTACTCTATAATCAGAGCTGCCAAAGAAGTTCTATTGGTGAAATAATTAGCTAATAGCATATTAAAACAGAAAAGGTCATTTTTATTTTCTAGCCTTTTCAAAATATCATTTTCGTCTAATCCATGTAATATAGTTCTAAAGCCTAGAGCTATCGGAATCTGCTTGACTCCTAAAAAATCGGTTAGGTCTATACTATTTTTTCTGTCATCAATTTCTAATTTTTTAATGAAAGAATCGTATCTTTCTATGTTCCAACGCTCGTAATCTTTTTCTGCCGCTATCTTAATATGCTCATTAGCTTTCTCCTGAATTCTAACTGTTTCGAGTTGCAACTGAGTTGCCTTAGCCATCTCCTCTCGTGTTTTCGTAAACTCATCGCGCTGTATAATAAGCGATCTAAAGAATAGCAATACTGAACAAAATGCGATTATCGGGGTAGCGAACCCTGAAAAATAAGTTGCAAATTCAGCCCACTCAGGGGGACCGCCAGCAGGGTAGCTGTGAAATGCTAACCAAAATACAATTACGGGAACCGTAGCGCCAAGTAACGCAACTACTACAAATTTGAACATCTTGTACTCAGGGTGTTCCTCTGGTTTTCTATCTGGCTTAGACATGCATTAAGAGTCCTTTCTTCATTAAAAACGGTTCTATAATAGCAATTTTTACTAATCTCGCTAGAGAAGTTGCCTAAAACAGAATTCGTGGTACCTCCCTACCCTTATCTTATCAATCCCATGCCTGTGCCAAGCAGTAGCGTCGATCCAAATTTGTGTTTTCATGGTCACGCCTAGTTAGCGACATTTGAATAATACGTCACGAATTACAGTCGTTTATTACTGTTAATCTTACGAATAGATAACTGACATCGTAAATGCGCATTATAAAAAATGTCATGCTAACGGGTGACTAGCTAGGGATTGGCCGCCCTAGTGATAAATCCGGATTTTAGTCTTCATTCACTTAGCAATGGATTCTAAAGCATGAAAACGAATGTACTTTATCTGACTTACTGCGTGGAGTTCGACGAAGAATATGTGGTTGAGCACCACGAACTATACTTGGATGGGGGCAGCATCAATGAAGAACTGATAAGGCATACTGAGCGTGCTCACAGTAATATACTCATGAGCACGCAGCAGCCGGACTGGTGCTTTATTTGAAGTTGCTCAGCACTTCATAAGTGATTTTTTGATTGGTGGCCTCGATTACTCGTAATCGGGCCCCTTTATACCCAATGATGTCGGATTCGGATAAATCGTACTCGACTCGGTTTGTGAAAGCGTCGCGGATCATGTTGCCTTGAAACTCGCGATAAACCATATTAATGCGTTCACCGACACGACCGCTATAAACAAGCGTTTGCTGCATAGTATCCGACTTGATGATAGGTACTGTAGTCAGCTCATACTGAGTATCATCGCTGCAGTTATAACTACCAAACGTCGAAAGTATGCAAAACTCCTTTGAGTCTTTTTCTACCATTACGGCAGAAAACGGATCGGCTAATGCAGAGGCTACGACATTCCCTGCTCCATCGTTTCCATGAACGTGAAAGAATATACGCTTATCATCTTCTCGATGTTTGAGAAACGTGCCAGGCATCACTGTATAGGCCAATCCAAAAGTATCGGTAGCCAACACTTTTACAGCTTCCGTTTCGATATACATGCCTTGCGCGATCATGTTCTCGCCAAGTTGAGCTGTATGCACCTTACCCACCGGCGGAAAATCGACATTCGTTACCTTGGGTGAATAATTAAAAGTTTGCTGGGCGCAGGCCGTTAATAACAACGAAACCAAAGCTAGTAAGTAAATATTTTTTCTCATTTTTCTACCAATTATTTTTAAATTAATTGACTTATTTTCAGTTAATTGTAATAAACATTAATCAGTATATTATTGATTTCCCGAAGGGACAATATCTATGAAGGCACTACTCTATCTTGCAGTCTTTTTATCTCTTTTCGCTTGCTCTGAACGAAAGCCAATAGATCCTTGCCAAGATAAATCAATGGCCTACGTTATGGGTCAACATTTTATTGAGAAACGTCTTAAAGCACCATCCACAGCTGATTTCCCATGGATGTCCAGCGATGGGGTATATGTTTCGGTTATGGGGAATTGCGAATTCCATGTCCGAGGCTTTGTTGATGCTCAAAATGGGTTTGGCGCGATGATTAGAACTAATTATAGCCTAACTTTGCGGTACTCTAAGCAGAGCAAGAAATGGCATTTGGAGAGTATCTCCATATGAAACAGCTATGAATCCATGCGATTGATTAAGTTCTGTCCAAAATATAAGTATCTCTAGCCTTACTACCTGGGCTGCTATAGGTCTCTAAGTACAGAGATCTGTTCTTTGATATCAGTTGATTATAGTTTTTTAAAGTTAACCCTTGACAATAAACTTTATTAAACTTAAGTTTACTAAAGAGTTTGAGTCTATCTGCTCAGGAGTTCTACGCATGCAACCGGTTTTGTAATGAAACCATTCACCGCCGAGAGGCGGCGCATTCACAAGTGCTCTTAGCAATGAGGGTGCTTGGTAATGCGAGAGGTAGTACGCAGAGAAGAGATGGCCCAGCGAGCGGCAACCCGGCTGGGCCTGGCAATACGGGTGACGAATCACCCTTCAACCGACATGGAGTATATCCAAATGGCTAGTACGGCACAAGATTTGTACCAGCAGAACGTATCGAACCTGCTGGACCAACTGATTAACCACCACTGCGCCCTAATGCGTTGTGCGCAGTTCGGTGGTCACCTGCAACTCAACCCAAATGACACCGTTCAACTTAAGATCACCGAGAACGGTAAAAATCTCATTGAACGCCAGTTCGATTTAAGTGACCGGCATGTAATGGAGCGCCTACGCGCCACCATTCAGTCGATGCAAGAGATTTTACCCGCGGCCAGTGCATTATCGCCTAATGGGGGTGCAGCATGAGCCAGTTAGCTACCTCTTACGACCAACAGTCGCCAGCACTGAACAGTCAATTCAGCTCAACCACCGATCTGGTACTTGATTATCAGGCAATGGAGCAAATGAATCGTCTGGCGGAAATGATGGCTAATGGCCGGGCTACTGTGCCTAATCATCTGCAGGGCAACCCGGCTGATTGCATGGCCGTTATCATGCAAGCAGCACAATGGCGCATGAATCCGTTCGCCGTTGCACAGAAAACTCATGTAGTCAGTGGCACGCTGGGCTATGAAGCACAACTGGTTAATGCCGTAGTGTGTTCGTCTACTAAAGTGCGCGATTCATTTCACTATGAATGGTTTGGTAACTGGGAACGTGTGATTGGTAACTTTATTACTAAGACGTCTCAAAAAGGTAGCCAATACCAAGCCCCTAACTGGACGGCAGCGGACGAGAAAGGTTTAGGTGTGCGTGTATGGGCGACCCTCAAAGGTGAAAGTGAACCCCGCTTACTTGAGTTGCTGCTAAGCCAAGCTCAAGTACGTAATTCGACGCTGTGGGCTTCGGATCCAAAGCAGCAGCTTGCGTACCTCGCAGTTAAGCGCTGGGCTCGCTTATATGCCCCTGATGTAATTTTAGGTGTGTACTCGTCTGATGAATTGTACGAGCAACAGCCAGAAAAAGAATTGAATCCCTCCCCCGCGCCATCGCAGCCGCGAGAGCCGGAGCTAGAAGACTACCCGCAAGAGCGCTTCAACGAACTTTTACCGAAGTGGCGCCAGCTTATTGTGAGCGGCCAACGCACCGCACAAGAAGTGATCGACATGCTGAGCGCTAAAAGCAATCTCAGTAACGGTCAAGTCGACACCATTCTTTCTATTGAGCTTGAACAAGAAGAACAGCAAGACGCTGCTAGCGAACAGGAGTAACCACATCATGCGTATTTTAAAACTTCAACAGGGTTCACCTGAGTGGGATGCTGCCCGCGCTAAACGTTTTACAGCTTCGGAAGCGCCAGTGATGATGGCTGCATCTAGCAAAATGAAACGTAATGAACTGCTAGAAATGAAAGCGTTGGGCTCTGAGAAAGAGATCAGCGACTACGTGCAAAAGTTCTTGTTCGATAAAGGGCATGAAATGGAAGCCTTGGCTCGCCCTATCGTTGAAGGCATCGTCGGTGAAGAACTTTACCCAGCAACCGGTGAAAGCGAGTGCGGCACCTATCTAGCATCGTTCGATGGACTAACGATGATGGGCGATATCGTTTTCGAACACAAAATGTGGAACGAGAAGCTAGCCGACCAAGTTCGTTCGGGCAAATTAGATGCTGAATATTATTGGCAGTTAGAACACCAGTTAATGGTGTCCGATGCTGAGAAAGCCATATTCGTAGTATCCGATGGCACCGAGGATAACTTAGTTTATTTATGGTATGAGCCCGTTCGTGGACGCCGAAACAAACTTATTAAAGGTTGGCAGCAATTTGCGGACGATTTAGCTAACTTCGTACCAGCAGAAAAATCGGAAATTGTTGTCGGCGAAACACCCGAAGATCTGCCGGCCCTGCTCATTCAAGTTGAGGGCCGGGTTAAAAGCACTAATCTGGTGACCTACGAAAAGACAGCGTTGTCTTTCATCCAAGCTATCAATACTGAGTTACAAACCGACCAAGACTTCGCAAACGCCGAAGAAATGGTGAAGTTCTGTAAAAAAGCTGAGGGTGAACTCGACGCCGCCAAAAAACATGCATTGTCGCAAACGCAAAGTATTGACGAGCTGTTCCGCACCGTCGACAACTTGAAAGAAAAGCTACGTGAAAAGCGTTTGCAGCTCGACAAACTGGTGAAGTCTCGTAAAGACGAAATACGCGCCAGCATTCGCGGTAAAGCGATCGCCAGCCTTGCTGATCACCTTAAATCGCTCGATGAAAAGTTGGGTAAATCATTAATCCCCGACGTTACGCCCGACTTCGGCGCAGCCATGAAAGGCAAAAAGACCATCGATAGTTTACGCAGTGCTGTCGACGACGAGTTAGCACAAGCCAAAATAGGTGCTAATGATTGGTTTGAGCTTATCAGTGCTAACCAACAATCATTTTCTGAACTGGTAAACGATGACCTTGCGTTCTTATTCGCTGACCTATCCCAATTATTGCTAAAAGATGCTGATAGCTTCAAAGCATTAGTTAAGTCGCGTTTAAGCGAACACAAGGAAGCCGAGCAAAAACGCATTGATGCTGAGCGGGAGCGTATTCGTCAAGAGGAACAGACAAAACCGGAGCAGCAAAGCGCAGCTAACGACACAACGCCGGTTAACTCAACCGAAAAAGCCACGGTTTCTGGCACTAATAAAGCGCCAGAGGTATCGCGTTTACGAGAATCTACACCAGATAAATCAGACATGCTAGTCGCTGTCGCTAACGCCTTTGGTTGTGACAACACCATGGCCGCCGTTTTCATATGTGAAACGGCCGACGCTATTCGTGGTGTTAAAAGCGGTTCACGTTTGAGCGCTACCGCGAAGTCTTTCGGCGACAAAATTGCAGCGGCCGGCAATAAAGAAGACTTACTTCAAGCTGGCAAGTCGATTCAGACCGCGCGTGATTCTGGCGAGCTAGATGACATCGATGAAGCATGGCTGCAAAGTCAGTATCGCAAAAAACAAGCTGAACTGCGGCACGCGGCTTAAGGGTGACTCAATGACTGACTCAATCGACCGCGCACAGCAAACAGCTATGCACTTAGAGCAAATCAACATTGAGAATGCTCGCCATAAAACGCCCGTAGCAACTGCAACAGGCGAATGCTTATGTTGTGGCAATCCCGATATCGAACCGGGTCGACGTTGGTGTGACAAGTACTGCGCTGCAGAATGGGAGCAGCGCAAGAAAGTGGGTATATCGCTATGAAGTACCTATGCCAAGCAAGCCAAACTAACGAGCGCTTCGAGCTGCTTTTGCAGCTCACTCGAATTAACAGTGATGACGTTAAAGATGCGCTCCGCGCGCACTTAGTCAAAGGCTTTAACGAAAAAGACGCCGCACTATTAAACGGTGTGCCGTTTTCGAACTTTAGCCGCGCTCTTACCAAGTTAAACCATGTTGCCGGTGTCGTTGAGTCTATCAAAGACATCGATTGGCAGCGGTTTAAATCAGATAAGCGATAAGTTTTTAGGAAAGAAAATGAGACAACTTACACATAAGCAACTATGCGAGATAGCAGTGAAGTGGCTAAAACGTCCTAATAGTGCAAAAGGCCACGGCTGTCATGTTGCTGTAGCAGAAGTGAAAAGTGGTCACGATGGGGAAATCCCTGACGCAATAGGATTCCGATGCACGGGTGACCACACCGACGGCTCTGTTGTTGTTGAAGTCAAAGTATCTCGCCAAGACTTTCTGAACGATTTCAAAAAACCTCACCGTAACGGCGATGTAGGAATGGGTAATTGGCGTTATTACATGGCACCTATTGGGCTTATTAGTGAGAACGAGTTGCCCGCCAAATGGGGTCTTGTTGAAGTTAATAGGTCTGGTCAAGTCAAGAACATAATAGGACCAGCTGGCATCCGGCACTACAGTTTGTACAAGAAAAACTTAGACAATTATCGCCACGACTCAAATATATCTAGAGAGCTATTTTTAATGGTTAGATTGCTCGCAAGAATTGAAGATGCTCACAAAGAAAGCAGTCAGATAAAAGAAATTTACCGAGCAAATCGGATTCTTGCAAAACGCAATTCAAAGTTAAAAACCGACAAGTTCAAATACTTTTCTGCTAAACATGAAAACGAACAACTCCAACAGCGCGTGGTGGAGCTTGAGCGCGAGGCAACTATACATCGCAGGGACGAAAAAGCTAACGCCAGAATGCTGCATTTGGCTCAAGAAGAATGTAACGAGTGGAAGCGCAAAAAGTTTGCGAGGTTCGCTGATGATGAATGCTGGCTGTTTACTGATGACGGTTATGACAATCTTCATTCTTTGGTTTGCCCTGTTGTTATGCACAAAGAAAAAGCTATTGAGCTTGTCAAAGCAAGGCAAGAACGCGACGCGCTAGCGGCGCATGTTGAACGTTTAAACTCCGCAATTAATCAGTATATGGATGTGGTAGATGATGGCGATTTTGATTGGGCGGATAAGGCCGCGCTCGAAAGCAACATAAATGACGTACAGAACGAAAACCCAGCCCAATCACTCCAACTACTCACCGAGCAGGAGCGTGTAAAAGCCTACCGTGATGGCTTTATGTGTGGTTATAACCAAGAAGAATGCTTGATTGAGCCAGCAGCAGAAGCAAAAGAACTAGCCCAACAATACGCCAAGGGCGTTAAAGGTGGTGAAAATGTCTAGTCGCGGCGTCAATAAAGTCATTCTTATCGGTAATCTCGGAGCCGATCCCGAGGTTCGTTATACACAGAATAGTACCGCAATCGCCAATTTATCGATCGCCACCAGCGAAACTTGGAAAGATAAGCAAACCGGTGAGCCACGCGAACAAACCGAATGGCACCGTTGTGTCGCTT